CGCTCTCCACCTGCGCGAAGGTGCGCGGGCCCACGCAGCCGATGTCACTGCTCACCCGGCTTGGCACGATGACTTCGACCCCTGGGTTCTCCCTGAAGGTGAGAACGTAGGTCTTGTTCCGCTTGCAGATGACGAGACGATCGAAGTTCGAAACGGCCCCCATGAGCCGGTCTCCATCCCCAGGCTCCACGTCCAGGAAGTTGGCAGCAGGCCAATATTCCGGTTCGAGTGGTTCGCTGAAGTAGAGTCGGTTTGGACGGCCGCAGATCGTGTAGCTGAGTCCTGTGTCGGTTTCGCCTTCATAGGGGTCCACGAGCTTGAGCCGCTGGATCGCCGGTGAGTTCCCTTCCTCCGGAGGGAGAACCTGGAGGATCTCGTAGCTGCGGCAATCCTCGCCGACCTTGATGAACTTGCCTTCGAGGCAGCGATCCCAGGTCACGTCGTCGCTGCCTTCGATCGTGTCGCTCCCGTTCGTCACGGTGACAGTGCCGACCGTGGCAAGGTTCGGGATATCGCCCATGCCGAACAGCCGGTTGCGGAAGTCCACGACGATCGGCACGCACGGCATCGGCGCGTTCAGGATCGAGAGCGGATCGTTGAGGAAGTCGAGCGAGTCGTCGGAGGCGTCATCAACGAAGACCGATGTGTCGTTGACGTTGAAACAGCCGACCTTGGCCATGATCGGGAAATCGCCACCGTTGATCGTGCGGTAGAGGCAGATCTCGCAGATCTGCGGGTCGGCGGGGATCCTGACGCCAGCGAAGCTGATCGTTACCTGCGCCGCCGGCGACGCCCCCGTCGTGTCCACCTCGATGTCTTCCGGGTTGGGGTCGCTCTCCTTCCCCGTGCAGCAATTTCGGAAGGTATATCGGTATCGATAAGTTCCGAGTTCGAGTCCTCCATCGGGAGAGGCTGCGGTGTCTCCGACGACGGTCTGCGGAAGCTCCCCCTCAAAAGGAACAGGAATCCCAGCATCTTCAACTTCACCATCAGACCCAGCAGCAGAGGGATTGAACTTCTTAGGAATCGTGGAGCCATTCGTAATCACCAGGACTGGTGGCTCTCCGAGACCTGCGCTGGTCGCAGCGCAGCCTTCGGCATCGAACGAGCCAACGTCGAACAGGGGGCCAAGCTCGACGACATCAGTGTTCGGAACCGCGATCACGTAAACAAGGCCCATGCCACCGGGCTCGTTGTCCGTGCCAGCCGTCCACAGCACGCCGCCGTATCGCTCCACCAGCTTGCGCTTGCCAGCGAGGTTGACAGGGTTCGCGCTCGTGATCTCCGCGTTGACTAGCTTCTTGCCTTCGCTCGCGATCGGCTGGACCCCGACTCCTGGCGATACCGGCGAATTGAACGCACTGGTGACCACATCATCTTCGAGGTTCGCATTTAGGATGATCCGTTGATTGGTGTTGTTCGCTTCGTTGACGTGCCGGAGCCCACCCTGCACTCGCGTCGAGAGGAAGCGGTAGCTCTCCATGTCCTGGAACCACAGCGGATCGAACAATCCCGCGCTCTTCTCGTAGTCAAGCGAGCTCGTCGGCGGTCCGCCTGGGATCTCTGCCGCTTCCTGCGCGCCACCTCCGCAGTGGAAAGACACAGTGGTCTTGTTGAAGCTCTTCTGCGTGATCTCCCAGTAGCCATAGGGAGCTGGCTGCAACCCTGCGAGATCGCTCTGGTGCCTCGTTTGGAGGATCATCCCGTCTTGCAGCAGCGGGCGAATGTCGTCGCTTCTGGCGATCAGTGATGGATGGGCTGCCCCGGCGAGCAGGAAGCTCTGCGTGAAAAGCTCAGTCTCGTTGTCAGAATTATTCGTGACCGCGTTGATCTGGATCGTGTAGCTGCCGATGTTCCCCCCGGTGTTCTTCACCATTGAGACGTAGCGAACTTCGATGTCCCCGTCTCGCTCGGCTTCGTTCCAGAAGAGCGGCAAGCTGCGCGTGAGACCGAAGCTGCCAGCCGGCATCGCCCCGAACACGCCGCCCATCGTCGCCGGGATCAGGACCCGGATGTTGTTCTGCTCCGCTGGGGCCTGAACGATCGCGAAGCCACAGGCCACGATCGTCGGGTGGTAGGTGGTTACGCCCGTGCTGCCCGCGGTCCATGCAACCCCGTCGCCTCGTTCCACGGCAAGGTGGTAGCCGATGTGGATGTCATCATTGCCGCTCGATGCAACCGCATCCCAGTCCGCGAAGAAGTCGGCGTCCGTGGCCGAGAACCTGTCGAACTCCTGCCAGACGACCTGCGATCCGCCGATGTCCGCTGTGGTGAACTGCTGCGTCAGGATCGTGTTGTGGCGCGAGCTCGTTGCATAGAAGCAGGCTTCGTTCTGGATGCTGCCCTCTACAAAGACGTTGCCGCCGGCTCCCGTGTGGTAGAGCGTGCCCGGAGTTAGCTCGGCTGCTTCGAGATCTTTCGTCGCATTCGAAAACGACGACGGGGCGACTCGGACACGAACTGGGATACTCGCGGCCCCACCAGTCTGCTCGTGACGGAACGCGCACCAGAAGACCACCTTTCGAACTTGGCTGTAGCACGACGGCGCAACCAAGACGTATTGCGGTTGATCTGTCCACGTCGCACCTCCGGCTGCTGTGTTGACGACGGGGGACCCTGAGAGCTGGTAGGGGTTGACCGTGAACGTGTCGAAGTCGCTCCCGAGCGTGAACGAGCTGGCGTATCTACGAGCCAAGGGGTCCTCCGCGCACGTTGAGGATCTCGGGCTGGTCGGCTAGCGCGAAGTTCGTGATGCCGATCGCGCTGTTCTGGCCCAGGTTGTTCTCCTGGAGCTCACTGATCTGCTGGGTCAGCGTGACCTGATCGCCTCCGGAGGGGATCACCCGGCAGGTCACTGTGCGGGTTTCGGCCCTGTAGGACAGGCGCAGGAAGCCGTTCGCGAGCTCCGAGCCTTCCAGGTCGCTCGTTGCCAGAAGGGTCGCCACGCCGGCCTGGACGAGCTGCACGACCACGCTGTAGCTCGTGCCGGTCAGGTTCACGTTGGCGATCAGGTAGCTGTCCCCTGTTCGCTTGACGACCACGGCGACGTTCTGCGTGGAGCCCGCGGCCGACAGGGCGTATTGGATCTCGACCTGATAGCTGGTCAGCGCAGCGGGCTTGAACCACTGCATGAGTCGGTCTTCCGGGACCACCGACACGTCGAGACCTGGAGTGATGAGTCCGATGGTCAGTGATCCCTGGAAGGTCCGGTAGTCTTCGGTGTTGGTCCACCGAGTGGTGACCACCTCGGACTGTTCGAAGTCGTCGTTGGGCAGGCTGTCGGAGCCCAGGAAGACCGGGATGTCGAAGGGCGTCCGCACGAAGATCCCTTCGGAGTCGGCGACCACGAGATACTCGATGCCACAGTCGTCCGTGTAGCGGAACAACCCGCACACAGGCCCAGTGAAACGCTCATCGAGCCCGCGCACGAAGCCCTTGCGCTTCTCCAGGATGTCGGCCTCGTTGATGATCGCGTTGAACGAGCCGTCTTCCAGGCACCCGGTTCCAGGATCGAGGCGTCCGCCTCGTGTGTTGAGACCCGGCCACGGAGATCCTTGGGGACGCAGCGGGAACTCTTGCCACTTGGTCACTGGTTCACCTAGAAGGCCAGCAGTTGGTTGAGCGAGGCTGCTCGCGTGAGCGGGATCTGTCCTGCGAGGTTGCCGTTGTAGACATCGGCCGCGCTACGGATCGTGATCTTGTTGGTGAGAAGACGGTTGTTCCTTCTTCGAAGATCGCGCAGCTTGTTGAGGTAGACCGCGCCCATATTCGCCGCGTTCTCCTGATCGGTGTCGAGCAGGAGCGCATGCGCTGCGGCCCCGTAGATCAGCACGTCGATGTCGTTCGCCGGCACGAACGGGATCTGCACGTCGGGCTCTTCCGGCCAGAGCTGCCGCGCGTAGTAGGCCACGATCATGTAGGGCGCGTCGGCCGTCGAAGGTGGCGTGACTGCTTCGAGCAGCGGACACGGGAACAGCTTCACCCGCAGGATGCTGTTCGGCCCGTCGTCCTTGCGGTAGAAGACCTGCGGCTGGCCGCCGGCGTTGACTGCTCCCTGCCACATCGTGTGCAGGTCGAACGGGGTCACTTCACGCAGCGGACCGCCGTTCCAGTTGCCCGGCCTGATGAACTCCAGCTCGCCGAAGTTCGCCGGCATCTCGTATTCGTCGATGCCGTTGCTCAGGTAGATGCGCTCTTCGCGCCGGAGCCACTGGTAGTAGCCCTCCTTGCGAATGATGTCCGCTTCGGCTTCCAGAACGAACTGAAGGTAGGTGTCGAACTTCGTCTGGCCGCCTGTGGTCGCGTTGTATTTCGCATCCCCGTCCTTCTCGACGAGCGTGATGACGCGGTTGACAACGCGCGTGTAGGTCATCTGGCCGCCTGGGGCGACCTTGACCGGCTTGTGCACGTCAGCGAACGTCTCGCAGGAGAACAGGCCACAGCGCAGCAGCGAGAGCCCTGTGAGCGAGAACGGACTCACCCCGGCCGGCTGGTTCGCGAGCTTCCCTGAGAGGAACTCGAAGCCAGGGACGCCGATCGCTCCCCACAGCGGGTCCACTCGATCCGTGTAGGAGAGCTTCGGCTGGTTCAGGTTGCGATCGTTCAGGTAGACATCGATGAACACCTCGGAATCCGTGCGGCGGATCCGCAGGCGCATGTCCTGCCAGAAGCCTCGATACGGCAGCACGCTCGCTGCTGTGTAGCTGTCGGCGTCGAAGTCAGGATCGAGGTTCAGGTCGTTCGGGTTGAGAATCGCCGACGCCAAGACCACCATTCCGTCAACCTCGGTGCTGCTGGGACGATCGAGGTTCGGCAGCCGCCTTGCCGGCATGTATTTGATGATCTTGAGCGTCGGCGCAGTGCCGTCGCGAGGCATCGTGACGCGAGCTCCGTAGCCCTGGTCGTAGCAGTTGGGGTCTTCCTCGGTGCCCAGGTCGTAGAGCAGCGGGTCCTTCGTCATGCGCGCGAGCAGCGTGAACGAGCTCGGCGTGTCCACAGTGGCCGGGTCGATTCCAGTCGCCTCCTCTCCATCGTGCGCCCAGGTGCCGCGCACGACGTAGTTCGGGCCGTCCATGTCCTCTCCCGTGTAGAGAACCTGGGTCTTCAGCGAGGTGACGTTCGGCAGCAACGGGGAGAACCCACTGATGATCTCTTCCGCGTTGACGGGGATCACTGCTTCGTCAGAGATCAGCACGCCACCGCACGCGACCGTGTAGTTGGTGCCGATCTCTCCGTCAGCCCGAGCGAACTTGTCCTGGAATCGACTGGTCATGGGATCACGGGGTGAAGTCGATGACGATGACTCCGCTGTAGGAACTGAAGTCGTCCGTCGAGCTCAGGTAGACGCGATCCGTATCCATCCAGCAGGTGAGGTTGGCCTTGCCAGACCCATCGTTTGTATTGGTCTGGAACCCGATGGGGATCGTTTGGCTGTTGCTGCCTGGATCGATCAGAGATCCTCGGAGATCGAAGACCCTCGTGAACGTGCTGATCCCGTGCCCTATCGAGATCTGGTTGTTGTTCGGTCCTGAAGCCACCTCCAGCACGACGCGGTAGATGGGATTTCCGAGGAACGTGATCCCCTGATCGACTGGTGTTGTGTCGTAGTTCACGACCCCTTGGCCTGCTGGACCCGTGGGCCCTGTGGCTCCGGTTGCACCCGTAGCTCCAGTTGCGCCGGTCGCTCCAGTTGCTCCGGTCGGACCCGTCGCGCCTTGCGGCCCCGTCGCTCCTGCTGGGCCTTGGATTCCTTGGATGCCCTGCGGACCTGTCGGCCCGATTGGACCTTGCGGCCCTGCGGGGCCCTGCGGACCTGTTGGACCTTGGGGACCGACTGGACCGATGATCTGATCTTCGAGGAACAATTTGTATCTCCTGTCTGTGTGACTGGACAAACGGAAGTAGTAGGGAAACAACGGCATCAGTTATCCACCTTGCACTCGCGGTGCCTATCCAGGTTCTTCGGATCGCTCCAGTAGTTCTCGTCTCCCGTCTCCTTGATCTTGCCGTGGTAGAGGTGCGCTGGGACTGCGTGCGTCTGCTTGATGCTGCCGCGTTGGCCGCCAGCGTCGCGGATCTGCGTCCTGCGCTTCTCGATGTGCTTCTTGAACTGGTGCTCGACTCGCTCGGGTGAGCCTTGGTCGAACGCACTCAGGACTCGCTTCCCTTCAGGGATGTCGTTGTGATCGCGGCACCCGGAGGTATCGATCATCGGCGCGTCCGCTTGCCAGTCACGGCTCATGGGACGCTCGCACGAGAAGCACGGAAATCCCTCTGGAGGGGGACCCTTGGCGATCGACTGGGAGACGTGCTCCACGTGGCCCTTCTTGCACTTGAACGTGTAGATCATCTCCTGCCTCGAACAACGATCTTCTTGCGACCGCAAGGACGTTTGCGGCCACCTCAACCGTAGCCCTTGGGGACTACGTTCTTGACCACCAGAAAGCCGCAGTTGGCGTTCGTGCATCTCAAAGTCAGTCGAATGGCTGATCTCTCTGCACGCACCGGCGACAGACACTTCACGCAAGTTCGTTCAGTCAAGATGCCCCCATGTCTGTCTCTTCTTGATCTGGCACACTGTCTGAACGGAAACCTTGAAGCGGCTGGCGATCATCGAATATCCACCCTTCGCTGATCTGATCCTCAACACTTGACGTGGCCGTAGCTTCGCACAGCCATGCCTTTCTCCACGAGCTTGCCTGCCCTTTCGGTTTCGGTCTCTCGCGTTGTCTTTAGGGGTTCCAAGAAACAGATGCGACAACTCAACGCAGGGCGGGTTATCGCACGTGTGCAACACGAGCATTCCAGGAGGCACAGGACCGTGCGCTGCTACCCATGCCGCCTTGTGGGCATTCATGCGTAGCTTCGCATTCCAGCCGTAGCCGGATCCTGTCTTGCCTCCTGGATGCTCGGTGCACTGCTTCATGGACTACGGGCACCCGCTGACGCCGGTGCACAGCCCGTCGATGTAGCCGATGGCGTTGGGCGCGAGCACCTCCAGCGTGCCCTCCCACTCCACCATGCCCTTCGTCGAGCTGCCGATCTTCGCGAGCTCCACGGCCAGCACAGGCCGCAGCACAGCGATACGGACCTTGTTCTGCTCGGCGAACGAAATGCGATCGTTGCGCTGGTAGCGATGCAGGTAGATCCGCTGCGTGCCGAAGTCCGACTGGTAGAAGTCCACGGTGTTGATGACCGTCCGGTCGGCAACCGGGATGTTGTAGCGGACCTGCGAGTTCGGGTTGAGCGTGAGGTTGCTCAACGACCGCTTCTGCGCAGCGTTCGCCCACATCGTGTCGGTCATTGCACCCTTGTTCCACATCGCTTCGAGGTGGGCGTTGAGGATGCACTCCGTGATGCAGTCTTCCGGCGAATTGCCGGTAACCGTGGTGACAGTGCCCATCTCGTCCGGGCCGAGACCGAGCGTCGTCGCGCAGGTCGGATCGCTTGCTGACGCGAATGCGTAGAAGCCGTCCATCTTGCGCGGCAGAACGCCGCCGCTGTTGCCCTGGGCGGTCTGGAACTGACGCTCACTGTGCACGAGCGCGAACTCGATGAAGCGTGCGAGCTCCATCGTGGCCTTGCGAAGCTGGTAGACGTATTCGTCCCTGATGCCAGCCGTGTTGATGTCACGCTGCGTATCCGACACGTCGAACGTGCGCCGGATGATGTGCGTGAGGTTGCACAGACGCTTGCGCGGCACGAGAGGATCGAACGTCGCGTCCGAGCCTTCCGGCGTTGCCTGCACGTCTGCGTTGCCAACGTCGGGGTCACCGAAGCTGGCGAGGATGTCCACCAGCCATTCGTGGCTGATGTTGTTCGCCGGAACCTTCTCGAACCCGCTCAGGAAGAGCGTGTCCATCGGCGAAATGTTGGTGATGATGTCTAGGAGATCTTCTCGGTTGCCCGTCCCGACATCGAAGGAGTTCAGGACCGAGGTGTTCGCTACAAACGGCATCTTCTGGCTGCTTTGGTTGGGGGTTCCAAGCCGCCCGCCGGTCGAACTACGCGCCGCCGAGTCGTCTCTTCAAGTGCTCGTCGAGCAGCTTCAGTCCTTCCTTTTGCTTGTTCGGATCCGTGTCGCGTCGCAGAGCTGCGATGCGTCGTGATTCCTCGACAAGCTCATCTTCGGACCTTGGCTGAACGGGCCTTGCTGGGGCGAACCGGGCAGTGCCTAGCTCTCCACCGCCAGGGGCGATGGTTGGCGGGACTGCCTGCGCGCGAGACGCCGTTCGCACCCCCAACTCCTCCGGTTCAGCAACAGCACGGAACGCTTGTTCGATCGAGCAGCGAGGGTTGCTCGCTCTGAATTGCTCGATCAGTGGGGCATGGGTCTGGTAGTCGAAACCTGGA